CCTACAGGTAAAACATACTATGGATTACACAATCAAAGCTCAACTACACCTAGCTCAAGCCCTTCAGAATATACATGGTATCTAGCTGATCCTGCTTTTGGCACTACTTATTATTTAACTTATTCAAATAGAACAGGTCGCAAAATGAGTTTTGATACAGGCCTTGCTGCTTATGCGGCTGGAACTGCTGCATTCGTTCCTACTGTAACTGCTTTATTTGATCCTACAATATGGTCAGCTTTACCTGATGGCATTAATGTTATTGACCTTGATAATAGAACAGGCCAATTAATTGCAACTGGAACAACATCCGTTGGAACTGGCGAAATAGGTATTACCAATAGCCCTGATGGAAAAATGGTGGCTCAACTTCAACAATTTTTAAGTTTTGGAGCGGGCGTATATACTTACACAGGATCAGCTTCAACATTGACTATTGATATTTATGGGCGAGTAGTAGGCTTTAGTGCGCCTGATAACTTCTATATGACTATAGATTCATTTACGGCTACTAGCGCCCAAACTGTATTTACCCCAACCACTCGCGTAACAGGTTCGGCAGGTTATATTACAGGTCAAGATTTAGTATTTAGAAATGGCGTATTGTTTAATCCAACATTAGACTATACAGAAAATGCCACTACTGTAACCTTAAACACAGGTGCAGTTACAGGCGATATTATTACGATCATTTCATTTAGAAGTGTTACGACTACTACAGGCACTTCTTATGCTTCATTTAGCCGAAATATTATAGATATAACAACACCAACTTCAAGCGTTGTTCCTGGCTTTACTTTAAATTCAGGATATGAGCTATTATTTACAAACGGCGCAGTTATGTCAGATACAGACTATGATATAGTGGCAGGAAATATAACTAACTTTCCAAGCCCAATTACAGGTAAAATGACTGTTATTCAATGGGCAGCTAATAACTTGGGTGTGCCGAACGGAACGCCTGTTAATATAAGTATTAATACAGTTGTTGGCCAAACTACATATACATTTAGTTATACTACTGGCGCATTAAATTTATTTATGAATGGGCTTTTATTATTGCTAGGAACAGATTATACTACTGCATCAGGGAGTTATACTTTGACAAACACACCTACTACAACATTGAATGAAATATTACAACAATCATTCGCAAGAGCTGGAGCAGCATAATGACACAAGCTTATAACTTATCTCAATTAGCAAACAATGTAAATTCTTCAGGCCAGCTTGACGCTTCAACGGCTTTATATAATGCCGTTCCTGCGGCGGCAACATTGGCTACAACTAATTTTACTATTATTGAAGCAGGTGGCGTTTTACAAATTAAATATGGAGCAACTGTCGTTGCATCTATTTCATCAACTGGCGCAATTACTTCATCTAATAATATTACTGCATATGGAACACCATAATGGCTCTTAATCCTTCAGGCGCAATAAGTTTAGCTGGCCCAAGCGCAGGTCAATCTATCGCGGTTGAATTAGGCCAATCTGCAACCGCTACTATATCTTTAAATGATACTAATGTAAGAACATTAGCCCAAGTGCCAAGTGGTGTAATTGTTATGCCTACTGATTTTTATGGTAAATCTAATTTTACAGGAACTCAAAAAGCTATTTTTGGATATGGCATAAGAGACGCACCTACTCTTAGATATTCAATAACCAATTTAGTTTCAAGTAGTGGTGTTGTTGCATCAGACACACCAGGCGTTGGAACTGCTAGAAACGATTTAGCGGCCGCAGGTTATGGTGGAGATAAAGCTATATTTGGATTTGGTTCTACTCCAACAGCTGTTGCGCTAACAAACCTTGTTTCAAATACAGGTGTTGTAGCCGCCGATACTCCAGGCGTTGGAACTGCTAGATCTACTCTAGCCGCCGCAGGTTATGGTGGCGACAAAGCTATATTTGGATATGGATTTGTTTCCCCTACATTTACATCATTGAGCAGCCTTGTTTCAAATACAGGTGTTGTAGCTTCAGATACTCCAGGCGTTGGAACTAGTAGAAGCCGTTTAGCGGCCGCAGGTTATGGTGGAGATAAAGCTATATTTGGATTTGGACGAAATAATAATCTTACTCCAGAACAACAAAATATGACCAACCTTGTATCTAATACAGGCGTTGTAGCTTCAGATACTCCTGGCGTTGGAACTGCTAGAAGCTTTGTAGCGGCCGCAGGTTATGGTGGAGATAAAGCTATATTTATGTTTGGCATTACCTTTCCTGTTGCCGCGCCACTTGCACAAATAAATCTTGTATCTAATACAGGTGTTGTTGCATCAGACACACCAACCACTAATGCAAATCGATCACGAACGGCGGCCGCAGTATATGGTGGCGACAAAGCTATATTTGCATATGGTTCTTCTCCAGGAGCAAATACAATAAACTATGTATCTAACACAGGAGTTGTTGCATCCGATACTCCAGGCGTTGGAACTGGTAGATATGCTTTAGCCGCCGCTGGTTATTCAACAACCGCATAATTTTTAATAAAGGATAAGATAATGGCAAAATTAAATAGTGAGTTTAATTATAGATACCAAGTAATAGGTGAAACTGTTTGGAAAAAAATTGAAACACTTCAAGGATTTTTAGATGGGCGTAAAAGAGCGGCAATATTAGAAACAGTATCAGATTTAAAAACAAAAGCTAAATACGCTGAATTAGAACATCTTAAATCTATTGATGCGCTTCCTTATGTTATTATGGAATTAGAAGCTGATATTATAGAAATGGAATCTTTTTTTGAAGAAGGTAAAAGAAATTTTGAACAAAATAAAGATGAAATTAAAATAATAGAAAAGCTATTAAAAGAATGTTATGAATTAGCCGAACCAACACGATTAAAACATAAAGACGGAACGCCTTATACCGATGAAGAAATGTTTGAAGTTAATGCGGCTAATGAATTTACTGTTTTATTAGCAAGAGAAATGCAAGCTGAAGTTATAGCTAATGGCAGACCATCCGCAGCTAAAATTAAAAATGCTATGAGCAATCCTTTAACTTGGACTGCATTAAAAAATATTGGATTAATACCTAAAGAAACACCATTAATTGCAAGCAATATTGATCCTACAACTATTCAATTAAATCTTAAAGACGATCCAGTAGAAGCTCTTGAGCATAAAAAAACAAACCCACAAATTGAGCGTAAAGATGTAAAATTTTTATAAAGATAAAATATGAACAATACAAGAATCATGGATTTATTTCCAACTCCTTTATATATTAATAATATTGATGCGCCGTTAATTAATCAACAAAAAATTTATTTATTAAATTTGCCTAAAATTTTAAATATGGGCAATTTAAGAAGTGAAAGTGGGTATATATTTGAATATCCTTTATTTGCAGAATTAAAGAAAACAATTAATGAGCATATAAAAGAATATGTAAATATTATTTATCCTGGTTCAAATTTAAATGTTTATATAACACAATCATGGGCTAACTACACAGAGCCAAATCAATATCATCATATACATTCTCATCCTAATAGTTTTATATCGGGTGTATTTTATGTGAACGCAATAAAAAATGAAGATATGATTAAGTTTTATAAAAATTCATTGCCTATGTATCAAATAAATCATAATCAACCTAACAATTACAATAGTAATGATGTTGCTATTTTTGTGGAAACAGGCGATTTAGTATTATTTCCATCAAATTTCACACACAATGTTCCGCCAACCACAAGCAAAGAAACTAGAATAAGCATTTCATTTAATACATTTATAAGAGGAAATATAGGCGATGAAATTGCTTCAACCGCTTTATATTTAAGATAATATGAAAACAAATTTACAAGATTATATTGCTATATACAAAGCTATTGAACCATTAATATGTAAACAAATTATAGATACATTTAATGAAGCTCAATGGTCTAAACACGCTTATAGCAATCCTATAACAAAAGAATCAACAACTTATGAAGATGATCTTGAAATTACTTATCAAGATAAATATATGGATTATCTTAATAATAAAATAAAAGATTGTGTTAATGATTATTTAAAAAATGTTGTTCCTATGCCTTTTCAATTACAAGAAGTTTCAACTATAAGATTTAATCGTTATCAAGTAGGCACTAATATGAAATTTCACCATGATCATATTCATACATTATTTGATGGTGAAAAAAAAGGTGTTCCCATTTTATCTATTTTAGGATTGCTTAATGATGACTTTGAAGATGGCGATTTTTTAATGTTTAATAGTAAAAAAGTAAATCTATCTGCTGGCGATATTATTCTATTCCCTTCTAACTTTTTATACCCTCATGCCGTTACTACAGTTACAAAAGGCACAAGATATTCTTTTGTTTCTTGGGGTTTTTAAGGTATAATCTTTAAATATCATAAGACATAATTTCCGCATTGCGTCAGAAAGATGCTTGCGTTATTAACCTTGTAAGGAAAAATTATGGCTATCTTTAATAAAAATACACTCCGTCAAGTTTCAGGATTTGACAATCAGATTATCGCTGGCGAACTTGTATATAATCAAGCTACCTACTGGAATCTAACACTTACCCAAACATCCACAGATTTGCCTATAGACCTAACTGGCGCTACTATTAACGCATCTATTATTCGCAGACAATTATCTAATGTCAGAGATAGCCGTTATGGCCTTACTTTTGACATAGCTGATTACTCACCGCCACCTAGTGCAGTTACGCTTACTATTACAAATAGAGATAATGCTAATGGATTATTTACATTGGTTATTGATGAAGGCGCATGGGGTGTTATAGCAAGCGATCCTCAATTAGATATTAACGCTGCTGATCCTGTAGGTTTTTCAGGTCGCATTAAAATTTCATACCCTGCAAGTGGAACAACACCAGCACAGGATTTAATTATTTTCTTACTATTCCTAGTAAGATCAGACGGAGTGATAAACTAAATGGCTATTATTAACGCAGAAATTCAATCAGCAGCAGAGCTTACATTAACAGTTGATCGTGGGATCATTGGAAGTTCGGGCGCTTCAGGCTATTCAGGTTTTTCAGGCTATAGTGGAGTAAGTGGAGCTGGAACTTCAGGTATATCGGGTTTTAGTGGATTTAGCGGCTATAGTGGATCAGGTATATCAGGTTATTCAGGTTATTCAGGAATAGGCACAAGCGGCGTATCAGGATTTAGTGGAGCTTCAGGTGCTAGTGGCCTATCAGGTTTTAGTGGCGCGGTTGGCGCAAGTGGAATATCGGGCTTTAGTGGTATAAGCGGATATAGCGGATCAGGCATAAGCGGTTATAGTGGCTTTTCAGGATATAGTGGCCAACAAGGAACATCAATTAATATTATTGGAACTGTTCCAACACCTGCATCTTTGCCACCAAGTGGAAATTTAAATGATGCATACATTGTAGAATCCGATGGTGATTTATATGTATGGGATGGATCAGCTTGGGTTAATGTAGGTCAAATTGTAGGGCCACCTGGCGCTAGTGGTATTTCAGGTTTTAGTGGCTATAGCGGACAAAATGGGTTAAGTGGTTTTAGCGGTTATTCAGGCCAAAATGGTTTGTCAGGATTTAGCGGATATAGCGGAGCTATTGGAGCTTCAGGATTTAGTGGCTATAGCGGTGCTGATGGAACAAGCGGTATATCAGGTTTTTCAGGATATAGTGGATCAGGCGTAAGTGGCTTTAGCGGCTATTCAGGCTATAGCGGACTTGATGGCATATCAGGTGATAGTGGCTTCAGCGGTGAAGCTGGCCCACAAGGAACTTCAGGCTTTAGTGGCTATAGCGGAATATCAGGCTATAGTGGCGAAGTAGGCGCACAAGGTTTTTCAGGTATAAGCGGATGGAGCGGCGAATCAGGTGCTAGTGGCTATTCAGGTATCAATGGTTTAAGTGGCTATTCAGGTTTGAATGGCACTTCAGGCTATAGTGGTTTTAGTGGTTTCAGCGGTCAAGTAGGCGCTTCGGGCATATCAGGCTTTTCAGGTTATTCAGGTGAAGTTGGCGCACAAGGATTTAGTGGCTTTAGCGGCATTAGCGGATGGTCAGGCATATCAGGCTATAGTGGTATTAATGGCTTGAGTGGTTATTCAGGTCAAGATGGTGCTTCAGGCCATTCAGGTATTAGCGGATGGTCAGGTGAAGTTGGCGCTTCAGGTATATCAGGCTTTAGCGGATTCAGCGGTATTAGTGGCTATAGCGGCGAAGTAGGTGCTAGTGGCTTTAGCGGAATAAGTGGCTATAGTGGAGCTGAAGGTGCATCAGGTATCAGCGGCTTCAGCGGATTTAGTGGCGAAGTAGGTGCGTCAGGTATAAGTGGCTTCAGCGGTTTTAGCGGTATAAGCGGCTATAGTGGTGAAATAGGTGCTAGTGGAATTAGTGGTTATAGTGGATATTCAGGTGCTACAGGCGCACAAGGTCAATCATCAAGTTTCTTTGAATATAATGCTAACACAACATCAACTTCAGGCTATCCAGGCAATGGTTATTTATTATGGAATAACGCAACTCAAGTTAGCGCTACTCAAATTAATATCAGTCATCTTACTGACGATAATAATGACATTGATATTTTCCTAGCTACTTTAACTCCAAGTGAAGAATTTGTTATTCAAGATAGAACTGTAAGTGGAAATAATCAATATTGGCGAGTTACAGGCGCTACAACAAATATTGATGGCGGAACTTCTACTAGCTATTGGACTATTCCTGTAAGTTTAATTTCATCAGAGGGAACAGGCACTACAAACTTTGCAAACAATCATAATTTATTTTTAGCTATTGTTAATGGTGTATCAGGCTATTCAGGTTTTAGCGGTTATAGTGGATTTAGCGGAGCAGTTGGCGCTTCAGGTTTTAGCGGTATTAGCGGCTATAGTGGTCAAGATGGTGCGTCAGGTATAAGTGGTTTTTCAGGCTATAGCGGCTTTTCAGGTGAAATAGGTGCGTCAGGATTATCAGGCTTTAGTGGGGCATCAGGTATTAGCGGATGGAGTGGTGAAGTAGGCGCATCAGGCTTTAGCGGTTATAGCGGTGCTATAGGCGCGGAAGGCATAAGCGGATATTCGGGCTTTAGCGGTTATAGCGGTGAACAAGGCGAATCAGGTTATAGTGGTATTAATGGTTTTTCAGGCATCAGCGGATTCAGCGGTGCTAATGGTGCATCAGGATTTTCAGGCTTTAGTGGCTATAGCGGATCAGGCATCAGCGGCTTTAGTGGTTATAGTGGACTTCAAGGCAATGAAGGTCTTTCAGGCTATTCAGGTTATAGTGGTCAAGATGGCGCTCAAGGTTTGTCAGGCTTTAGCGGTATTAACGGAACATCAGGTATATCAGGCTTTAGCGGTGCTACAGGTGAATCAGGCTTTAGTGGCTTTTCAGGATTTAGCGGAGCTGCAACTGGAGTAACATTAGGTGCTTGGTCAATTGGCAATTCAGGAACTAAAATGTATTTTGCATTCAGCGGTGTAAATAAATTTAGTTTAGATTCATCAGGTAACTTTGTGGCAATAGCCAATGTAACGGCTTATGGAACATTAACTTAAAAGGATAATAATGGATAAGACAAAACAAGATGCTTTAGCTTATGCTAAACAGTATGACGATCAATTATATAGATATTTATTATCTAACAATTATGAGCGAGCGGTTTTTCTAAAAGGCGATCCTGTATTGCCTAGAGAAGCCACTCGTTATCTATGGGCTAACCGCAATCTATTAGGCAAGAACATTCTTGAAATAGGTTGCTCTACAGGTTACGGCTCTCAATTTCTTCCAAACAATATTAATTATATGGGATTAGATTATGATCCTATTATTATTGATGTCGCCCGCGAACAGGAATGGGGTTTAAACGCATCTTTTACAAACGCTGATATAAATACTTATCCTTTAGCTCAATACGACACCATAATCGCTTTTGAATTGATTGAGCATGTTGTGAATGGATTAGAGATAGCTCAAATGCTAAAAAATCATTGCAAAAGACTTTTATTAACTACGCCACACAATGAGCCTAAAGGTTTTTGGGGTGAACACCATAAGCTGCATGGTTTAAATGAATCAAACTTTCCTGATTTCCAATATAACTATATTAATGAGCATGGTTATATTACAGAACAACCACAAGAAATTAATGATAAAAATAGATGCAACCTTATGATTATGAGGTGGGATCGTGGCTAGTGTTTTATGCTCTATAGCAACAAGAGGTCGTTACCAAACTACTTTACCTTTAGCTCTTAACGCTATAATTAATCAGACAAAATTGCCTGATAAACTTGTTATATTTGATGACAATGATGAGCCTGAAGATGTCCGCAATAATAATATTTATCAACATTTATTTAGCATCATGGATTACAAAGGCATTAAATGGGAATGGGTATATGCGGCTAAAAAAGGCCAACACCATATTCATCAATCAGCTAATCGCATGGGTTATGATTGGGTATGGCGAGTGGATGATGATGCAATACCCGAACCGAATGTATTAGCCGAATTATATTCTTGGATCAATGACGATGTTGGCGCTATAGGTGGAGCTATATTAACTTTGCCAATTAATCCTGATACATCTAAAAACACAGGCAAAATAGAAGATATTGATAAAGAACCTAATATTCAATGGGCAGAAATAAAGAAGCTAAAAGAAGTTGAGCATCTTCATTGTTCTTTTCTTTATCGCGCTGGAGTGCATGATTACAATCTAGGCCTTTCAAGGGTAGCGCACCGAGAAGAAACTTTATTTACTTATGGATTATACCTAAAAGGATATACAATTCTTGCAGCTCCACATGCAAATACTTGGCATCTTAAAAACCCACAAGGTGGAATTAGATCAGAATCAAATCAACAACTGTATCACCATGATGAATTAATCTTTAGAAACACTTTAGCTTATAAAGACAAAAAAATTGTAGTTTTAAATGTAGGTATGGGCGATCATATTGTATTTAAAAATGTATTGAAGGACATTACAAACGCTGAAGTATTTACTTGTTTTCCTGATATAGTTCCTGGAAGGCCAATATCTGAAGCTATGTCTTTATTTGGTGACATAGATCAATGGAGTATTTATAAGAAAATGGCTGAATGGAATTGGACTGATAGTTTAGAAAAAGCATTTAGAAAGCTATACCTATGATTATTATTAGTCCTTATTCTAAAGCTTTAAGAAATGGAAAAATTAATCCAAAAAACTATCCTTACTGGAAGGAACTCATTAGACTGATTGATGAGCCAATAGTTCAAGTAGGCATAGAAGGTGAAGAACAATTAGTTAATGATTTTAGAAAGAATTTATCACTAACAGAACTTGGAAGCCTTGTGGATCAATGCAGAACATGGATAAGCTGCGATTCTTTTTTTCAACATTTTTGTTGGGATCATAAAAAATATGGTATAGTGCTATGGTCTGTTTCTGATCCTATAATATTTGGACATCCTGAAAATATTAATCTTCTAAAGGATCGAAACAATTTGGTTCAAAACCAATTCCTATGGTGGGAACATACAGAACATGATGCAAATAAATTTGTTAGTCCTGAAATAGTGATAGAAAGTTTAAATGCAAAATTCCCATGAAACCATTGATGACATATTCGATTTTCTACAAAATAAAACAATCAAAGATGTTGGCTCTGATTACTACGATAATAAGAATTATTTGGTTATTTTATTATCTGATGGTTCTCTCTGTTATATATCTTCTAGCGGCGATTTGTTTATGGCTCTCGAACGCCATCTCATTAATTAGTAGAAAGAAATAGTTATGAATATGCAAGAACACACGAAGCATGTATTAGATACAGTTTCGGGAGTTACGGCTTTTGGAGCAATAATGAAATTTTTACCAGCTATTGCAGCAGTTTTATCAATAGTTTGGTATTGTATAAGGATTTATGAGTGGGCGCGTTCTAAAGTTAAAAAATAGACCATGCCTTTAAAAGACAAGAGTAAAACGAAAGATTATTTAAGGGCTTGGAAAGACAAGAACCGAGAAAAAAATCTTTTTCAGTTAGCTCGACATCGTGCCTTAAAAAAAGGTATTGAATTTAATATAGAAATATCCGATATAGTCATTCCTGAAACCTGTCCTATTCTTGGACTTCCTATTAAAAAATCAATTGATGGTAATCGTGATTTAAGCCCTAGCCTTGATCGCATAGATAATGCAAAAGGTTACATTAAAGGCAATATTCAGGTAATATCTTTCAAAGCTAATGCTATGAAGCTTACTGCTAATAAAGATGAATTAATTAACTTTTCTAATTGGGTGAGAGAAAACTATGAGTAAATATTCGGAAGCTGGTAAAGGATCAACTAATAAGCTTAAACAAAAAAGCTTGTATGATGAGAACTACGAAAAGATTTGGGGCAGTAAAAAGAATAAGCTTTATGAAGAACGATATTATGATTCCGATGAAACAACTTCATGGGATCAAGATAAGGTTGATATGATTGGTCTTAATAATAATACAGGCGATCATTACATTAAATAAAAAAGGGGCATTTTAAGCCCCTTAATTATTGGTAAATACCGATTTTCTGAAGAACGCTATTCACCTTTTAAAATAACTATTTATTCATAACATACATAGTTACTTCAAAACCAAATCTCATTTCTGTTGCTGATGGTGTAGTCCACATAGTATTTATCCTTTATCTGTAACAAGCAAAATTACTTGTTATGCAAATTATGGGCTTTTTGCTAGACAAATCCATCAGTAAAATCATTAAAATGGCATTGCTGAATCAGTTGTATTTGATCCTGCACCATCTTTAGGTTGCGGTTCTCTCATTGTTACCCAGCCGTCAAAATTGACAGGGATAGATTCAATAAGAAGTGAAGTGCCACCTTGTTTATTAGACATTGCAACTCCAACTTTAGTCCAGCGAGCTTTTGTTTCGCCTTCTTTGTTTACATACTCGCCAGTTTTAGCGATTAGATCATGGGTTATTGCCATTTTGTATTTCCTTTAAGTTATTAACAATAGTTTCTATTTCAGACAAAAAGACGATCACCGCATTTTGCATGGTTTGAATGTATTCATCATCTCGATAAATACGCTTTACGAATCCTTGTAAATGATCGGGCATATCAGGATCATAGGATACAAGGTCGCAAAATTCTCTTTTTTCATTTCCGTTAGAGCCAGGCACGCAAGCTAATTGCCACATAACCTGATCATAATATTGGTCTAATTGTTTGCCACCTGTAAGAATATTGTCCAAGTGGTTTTCGGGATTGGGTATCTTAATTTCAATCAAAGAATTAGTAGCATCAACTAATCCGTCAGGTGAGCATTGGCCACCTTCAATAGTAGGGTGTAAAACGATTGCTACCTGATCCACAAAGGTATTATATTTAACTTCATACCATGCCCTAGCCATAGGTTCTAAATCAATTCCTCGTTGCATTGCAGGCGTTTTATAGGTATCTAATTTTTTGCCTGTTAGCCTTTCCCTAATCAATTCATTTTTATATTTACGGCGAGTTAAAGATTCAGCACCATTGCGACCTTCAGTAAGCAAATCAACTATGCGTGATCCACCTATGCGGCCCACTCGGAGCGATTGCCATTCAGGTGATCCCTGAATAATACCTCTAATAATTCTTTCCATAAAAGTTCCTATTTAAGTGGGTTGTCTAGTTTTTGAGTTAATGGCGCTAATAAATATTTGTCGCCCATTTCTCTTTTAAGGGCTTCTATCCTTGTTTTACGAGCTTCTATGGCCATTAATTCTTGAGCGGAATAGGTAAGCTTGGCCCAAAAAAAATTACTGTTTTTTGTTCCTGTAATCATAGTTCAGCCTTTCTTTTATCTTTAGCATCAATAACAAGTTTAGATAAAGTGCGATCATTCTTAACTTCACCCATTACAAAATTATAATTAAACTGTAGTTCTTCTAATGACTGTGATTGGCTAATTCTTTGAAGATAATCGGCTGCATTAAGAACTGCGGATTGGCCATCGTCATCGTCTGCATACAAAGCAAGAAAACTAGAAATCGAATAACGGCGAATGTAACTAACGCAGCTACCTAATGCTTGGCTATCTTGCTTTTGTAAAGGACAGACGGCAGTATCTTCCAACCACTCGCCCGAGCTATGGAGTAACCTCGTTGTTAGGTGGAGTTTATTGTCGTCTGAAGGGCTTAAAGATTGCAAAATGGCAATACCATTATTATTGAGTGGAGCTTTAACGGCATCAAT